GTAGACTTGATCGTGTACTTGGTGAGAAGTTAAAGAAAAGATTCTCTCCTTGGGGTTTAGTAACAGAAGATGAAATTTGGATTGCAGGTCGTAAGCATATTACATATGATGTTGGTGGTGTAACTCAACTTGATTATCTTAATTTGTATAAGAAGTTTACTTACAAAGCACAAGAATCATATCGCTTGGATCACATTGCAAATGTTGAACTTGGACAAAAGAAATTAGATCACTCTGAGTTTAATACATTCAAAGATTTTTACACTCAGGGATGGCAGAAGTTTGTAGAATACAATATCATTGACGTAGAACTTGTTGACCGTCTGGAAGACAAGATGAAGTTGATTGAATTAGCAATCGTTATGGCTTATGATGCTAAAGCAAACTATGCTGATGTATTCTCACAGGTTCGTATGTGGGATACAATCATCTACAATTACCTCAAGAAGAGGAATATTGTGATTCCTCCAAAGGAGAGATCTGATAAAACTGAAAAATATGCAGGTGCTTATGTTAAAGAACCGATACCTGGAAAGTATGATTGGGTGGTGTCTTTTGACCTCAATAGTCTGTACCCTCACCTTATTATGCAGTATAATATTTCCCCCGAAACCCTTGTCGATGCGAGACATCCAACGGTCACAGTAGATAGGATTTTATCTGAAGATGAGGTGATAGAGGGAGAGTATACGGTGTGTGCTAATGGTGCACAATATCGCAAAGATGTTCGTGGTTTCTTACCAGAATTAATGGAGAAGATCTATGAAGATCGAACCATATACAAAAAGAAAATGTTGGAGGCAAAGCAACAGTATGAAAAAAGAAAAACCAAAAAATTGGAGAAGGAGATCGCCAGGTGCAACAATATCCAAATGGCACGGAAGATCCAACTTAACTCTGCTTATGGTGCTATTGGTAATCAATATTTTCGTTATTACAAACTTGCAAACGCAGAAGCCATCACACTATCTGGACAGGTATCCATCAGGTGGATCGAAAATAAAATGAATCAAAAGATTAATCAAATTTTAAAAACGGAGGATGTTGATTATGTTATTGCTAGTGATACTGATAGTATCTACCTCAACTTGGGCCCTTTGGTTGATGCTGTATACGAAGGGCGAGAGAAAACTAATGAAAGCATTGTTTCGTTCCTTAATAAGATCTGTGAAATGGAATTTGAAAAGTATATTGAGAGTTCTTATGAAGCGTTGGCCGCGTATGTAAATGCTTATGATCAAAAAATGTTTATGAAGCGAGAGAATATCGCAGAGCGTGGAATTTGGACAGCAAAGAAAAGATATATTTTAAATGTATGGGATAGTGAGGGTGTAAGATATGAAGAACCTAAACTCAAGATGATGGGTATTGAAGCAGTCAAGTCATCAACTCCTGCACCTTGTCGTACTATGATTAAGGACGGACTTAAGTTGATGATGAATGGTACAGAAGAAGATGTAATTAAATTCATTGATGATTGTCGTGCAAAGTTCAAGACACTTCCACCAGAAGAGATTGCATTTCCTCGCACTGTATCGAATGTCAAAAAGTATTACAACTATACTGACATCTATGTAAAGGGCACACCAATACATTGTCGTGGTGCACTTCTCTTTAATCACTATATCAAGAAGAATAAACTTGATCGCAAGTATTCACTGATTGGTAATGGTGAGAAGATTAAATTCATATACCTCAAAAAACCAAACATCATTCGTGAGAATGTAATATCTTTTATTCAAGACTTTCCAAAGGAACTTGGACTTGACAAGTACATAGATTATGATCTACAATTTGAGAAGAGTTTCGTTGAACCACTCAAAGCAATACTTGATGCGATTGGGTGGAATGTCGAAAAAACTGTTAACCTTGAACTATTTTTTACATAATGGATTTACCTATTGATAAGCAAGAGTTTGACTACATAGTTACTGCACTATGGAAATGTCGAAAGAGTGAAGATAAGTGTGGTGATTTATATGACAAGATGAAATTAGTTCAAGAAGTGATGGATGCAAATCCCGGAGGGCCATACAAAAGGATTCTTCGTGAAGAACACAATATGGTGATATAATGAAAATAGATAAACACTACGATCCTACAGATGATCTTGAAAAGGAACTTCTACAGGAACTTGATGATATTGCAAGACAATTAAAAGGTAAGATTACTTACAGTTCCTATGGAAATAGTTTGGGTAAGTCATCTAAAACAGTAACCATTGAATACGACATTACAGAATAGTATGGACTTTTTAAAAGAAATAGTAAAAGAGATAGGAGATGAATACACGCAAATTGCGTCAGACATTGATGAGACTGAAAGATTCATTGACACCGGATCCTACATCTTTAATGGACTCATTAGTGGGTCTATTCTTGGCGGGGTTAGCAGCAATCGTATTACTGCCATTGCTGGTGAGTCGAGCACTGGTAAAACTTATTTCTCGCTTGCTGTTGTCAAGAACTTTCTGGACACTAACCCTGATGGGTATTGTCTCTATTTTGATACTGAAGCTGCAATCACCAAGGGATTACTTGCATCTCGTGGAATTGATCAAAACAGACTTGTTGTTGTCAATGTCGTTACCATAGAAGAGTTCCGAAGTAAGGCACTCAAAGCAGTAGATATATACTTGAAGACAGAAGAAGAGAATCGCAAACCTTGCATGTTTGTATTAGATTCTTTGGGTATGCTTTCTACTGAGAAAGAAATTACGGATGCCCTAAATGATAAACAGGTAAGAGACATGACCAAATCTCAACTTGTTAAAGGAGCATTTAGAATGCTTACACTTAAACTTGGTCAAGCAAACATACCACTTATAGTTACAAATCACACGTACGATGTTATCGGATCTTATGTCCCGACTAAAGAAATGGGAGGCGGCTCTGGGCTCAAGTATGCCGCGAGTACAATCATTTATCTCGGCAAAAAAAAGGAAAAGGATAAGACAGAAGTTGTTGGAAACATTATTAAAGCTAAGACGATTAAATCAAGACTCTCAAAAGAAAACCAACAAGTTGAAATAAGACTCTACTATGATGAAAGAGGTCTTGATAGATACTATGGTCTTCTTGATTTAGGAGAGATTGGTGGTATGTGGAAGAATGTTGGTGGTAGATATGAGATAGATGGAAAGAAAATATATGCAAAACAAATATATACAGAACCAGAAAAATACTTCACAGAAGAAGTCATGAGTAAGTTAGACGAAATTTCAAAGAACATATTCTCATATGGAACGAATTGAATTAACGATTCTTCGGAATCTCATATTTAATGAAGAGTATTCACGAAAGGTAATACCTTTTATTGAACCCGATTACTTTGAAGAAAGAAAAGAAAAAGTTATATTTGAAGAGATAACCTCATTCATTGTAAAGTATGATTCTGCTATAACAATCGAAGCACTAAATATTGAGGTTGAAAATCGAACAGACTTAACAGATACTGAACTAAATGAAATCAGAGATATAAACAGATCTCTTGATGATTCTCCAGTTGATTTTCATTGGTTAACTGACACTACAGAGAAATGGTGTCGTGATCGTGCTATATATTTGGCACTTATGGAATCAATTCAGTTAGCAGATGGAAAAGATGACAAAAAAGGAAGGGATGCTATTCCTAGTATTCTCTCTGACGCTCTGGCTGTTTCTTTCGATAATAATATAGGACACGACTACTTACTAAATTACGAAGAAAGATATGAGTATTACCACAAGAAAGAAGATAAAATTGAATTTGATCTGGAATACTTTAACAAAATTACCAAAGGCGGTCTACCTAATAAGACTCTTAACATCGCACTTGCTGGTACGGGTGTCGGGAAATCTCTATTCATGTGCCATCATGCTAGCTCCGTGTTGCTCCAAGGGAGGAACGTACTCTACATTACAATGGAAATGGCAGAGGAAAAAATTGCTGAACGAATTGATGCAAACCTTTTAAATATTCCGATACAGGATTTAACTGATTTACCTAAACCAATGTTTGATAAAAAGGTAACTAACCTTTCAAAGAAAACACAAGGTCAGTTAATTATCAAAGAATATCCAACTGCAGCAGCACACTCAGGACATTTCAAAGCACTTTTAAACGAACTAGCGTTGAAAAAATCTTTTAAACCTGATATAATATTTGTAGATTACTTAAATATATGTGCATCTTCTCGTTACAGGACTGGATCTAATGTCAATTCTTACTCGTATATCAAAGCGATTGCGGAAGAACTCCGTGGTCTTGCAGTTGAGGCTAATGTACCTATCCTCTCCGCTACTCAGACGACTCGCTCTGGCTATGGTAGTAGTGATGTCGATCTTACTGACACAAGTGAGTCCTTTGGTTTACCTGCCACTGCTGATCTTATGTTTGCTCTTATTAGTACGGAGGAGCTTGAGGGGTTAGGACAGATAATGGTCAAACAATTAAAGAATAGATATAATGATCCTACAATATTTAAAAGGTTTATTATTGGAGTTGATCGTGCAAAAATGAGATTGTATGATTGTGAACAGAAAGCACAAGACGATGTGCTTGACTCCGGAACTAAAGAAGAGTATAATGAAGAAAAGGTTCCTAAAAAATCTTTCGCTGAATTTAAATTTTAATTATGTCTGGAGATTATAACACACATAACGATCAACAACCAAATATTAATTATGCAGGATCAAAAGTTGACTTGGATAAGTATGCTTTATTCGTGGATGGTGTCACATCCGATCCCAGTAAAGATTATCAATCTTTCCTTGAAAGTCTTAGTACCCTTGACGGAGAAGGTTCCAATATTCACAGGCTTCTTACTGCTGCTGTTGGCATCAGTGCTGAAGGTGGTGAATTCATGGAGATCGTTAAGAAAATGGTTTTTCAGGGTAAGCCTTGGAATCATGATAATCGGGAGCATCTCATTATTGAGTTGGGAGATGTTATGTGGTATGTGATGCAGGCATGTAAGGCACTA